TCCGTACAGCTTAATATGTCTGAATACAATGCAAGCGTATATGATGATGTAAGTATTACAGAATTTCAGCCAGCGCCTAATACTGGTATTAGTGACCCAACATTTTTTGGTATTCCTGTTGCTTCTGTTGTTACAGGACAATATCCAACTGCTACAAATCCTTATTTTGTTGTGCAAGTAACAACATCACCTGCTGGCATTACGCAGTATGCAGAAGTTTGGTATTCAGCTTTTTCTAATCCATTACAAGAACAAATGTATTTTGCTGGCACAAGCGAAGTGCAATCTAACGGTACACCTTGGACAACCAATTTTTTACTTCCGTTAATTACACTAAATAATATACCTGCTGGAAACTGGTACATATTCAGTCGTATGGTTAATAGTCTTGCTAATTCATCATACAGTCCTGCAAGCGCATTATTTGAATGGCGACCAACAACATTTCAATACAGCCTAAAATATGTTGCTATAGCTTACGGCACAAGCCTTACTGGTACTGGTTTTAGTCTAAATCCTAGAAATAAAACGCACTATGGTTTAGCTAATCAAGACGGCACAGCAATAAGCACAAATCCAGCCGATTACACTTGGTACGATGCCGTTCCTGATTTTGGCACTATTGTATTTCCATTGTATGCAAATCGTACTGGTAGAAAATTTAGTTTTGCTACGGGATTTGCTGAATATGCGGCAGGTACAGCTAGATTTACTCCTACGCAAATACTTTTACATGACCCATCTTTATGGTCAGCTTTACCTGATGGTACTAATATTATTGATTTAGACCAACGTACAGGACAACTATTACAGACAGGAACGACTACAGTTGGTACTGGTCAAGTTGCTATTACTAATAATACAGACGGAAACATTGTTGCTTCATTGCAACAATATTTAGATTTTGGCGGTGCTTATACACAAACATCATCTGTAGCTACATTAACTATTGATATTTATGGGCGTGTGGTCGGTTTTGAAACGCCTGATAATTTTAACTATACAGAACAAAACTTTACGGCTACAAGCGGTCAGACTGTATTTAGCGTGACTAGAGGCGCAGGTTATATATCAGGACAATGTTGGGTATTTAGAAATGGCATTAAATTACAACCTAGTTTATATACTGATACAGGCGGCACAACAGGCACAGTTACATTAGCTAACGGTGCGGCGGCAGGTGATTTTATATGTATTATTTCGTTTAAATCTGTCAATTCATCTAGTGGCGTTTATGCTTCATTTACGCATAATCAAACTACGCTAACAACACAAGGCAGTTACACAGCATCAGGGTTTACACTTGTTGATGGATTTGAATTGTTGTTTTTAAACGGGACAGTAGTAAATTCGCAAGATTACAATGTAAGCGGTCAAACTATTACATTTACGGATAATGTAAGCGGAATATTAGAAATTGTTCAATGGTCACCAAATAATTTAGGCGTAGCTAACGGAACGCCAGTAAATGTGGATGTATTTACAACTATAGGTCAAACTATTTATCCATTTAGCTATAATAGCTTAGCTTTTAATTTATATAGTAATGGAGTAAACTTGCGTGAAACAGTAGATTTTACAACCGCAACTGGAACATATACATTGCAATACACGCCTAATAACAATTTTACTATTATGACTCAACAAACTTTTGCTAGAACAGGAGCAGTCTAAATGACACAAGCACTTAACCTTGCTTTATTTGCTAATAAATTAAATACATCAGGAGCAACTGATAATACGGGTTTACAAAATTCAGCCGTTACCGTAACTGCTGGCACAGGCATGAGTGGCGGCGGCTCAGTTGCATTAGGTTCTTCCGTAACTCTTAACAATGCTGGAGTTACGTCTGTTTCTGCTGGTACTGGTATTTCGGTATCCGCTTCTACTGGTGGCGTGACTATTAGCGCATCGGGCGGCGGCGTAACATCTCTTAACGGACAAACAGGTGCAGTAGTTACTACAAACATTGATGCTATTGGTAGCGTAATATGGGCGGCAAATTGTACTACAAGCACCATTGCAGGTGGCGCAACTACTGCAGGCAGTAATTTAAGATATCCATCTACAGTTTCAAGTTCACAATCAGTTACAGTTGGACAAAATTATTATTCAGAAAATCCTAGTGTTCCATATAGTATAACTTTTACTATTTGGAATTCAATTTGTTGCATTAGACAAACCGAGGGCAATAGTGGATATCAACTCCCTATTGGAACTACTACATTATCAGGCACATGGCGGGCAATGGGCGGAACTGGCTCAAGAAGTTCTAATTACAACGGTGATGGTAATGTTACTCAAAGTCAGAATTATGTCGGTCTTTTTGTACGAGTTTCTTAAAAGGAAAAATAATGTTTACTATTGAATATGTAAAAAATTTGCAGTGGGATGATGCGGAACACACTATGTTTTCGTGCATTGTTAAGTACGAAGAATTTAATGAAGAAATGCCTGCAGGCATTAACGCTACTGACAAATATGCACACATCCAAGAAATTTGGACTAAAGGTAATGCGGGTGAGTATGGCGTAATTGCTGAGTATGTAACACCTGAAATTCCACCAATTCCTGAGCCTGTTGTAACAACAGAAACGCTAGTAGCCGAGTAAATATGGCTTACCCAAACAGTACGCCTGAGTTTCGCATATATAAAACCATTAATGGTGATGTCATATTACAAGTGCGATATATAAACGAGGCTCAAGGCTATACAGGCAAATGGCAAAATATACCCGTAGTTGAAGAATTAAAGTAAAATAAAGTAACAAGACAAAACATGATTCATGGGTAAGTGGAGTACCACTTCCTAAATACCGAGAATTGGAGAAATCATGGCAGTCTTTAATAAAAACACGCTTACTCAAATAAGCGGGTTTGACAATCAAATTATTGCTGGCGAGTTAGTTTGGAATCAAAATACCTATTGGAATCTAACACTTAACGATTCTGATGGCGTTCCTTTAAATTTAACTAATGCAACTATTGATGCGCAAATCATACGCAGAACTCTTACTAATGTAAAAGATTCACGCTATGGTTTGACTTTTGACATTGGCGATTACACGCCTACACCTACTGCAATTCCGCTAACCATTGCAAACAAAGACAATTTAACTGGCACATTTACGTTAATTATTGAAGATAACGCTTGGGGATTAATAGCAAACCAGCCTGAATTAGATATTAATAGCGTTAATGGTGCTGGTTTTTCAGGGCGCATTAAAGTAAGTTTTCCATCTATCGGCTCTACTCCAGCAAATGACATGATTATTTTCTTGTTGTTTATTGTGCGCTCTGATGCAATTATTAATGTTTAGGACTTATCATGCCATTTGAATACGACAAAGCACAGCAAGTTACATTAACGATTAACCAAGGTGTTATTGGTCCAACTGGTCCAGCAGGAACAGCAGGTGGTCCAACTGGAGCTAGAGGTCCAACAGGCGTAGCTGGCACTACTGGTCCGACTGGCAACACAGGTCCGACTGGTCCTACAGGTGCGGCATCTACTGCCGTTGGTCCAACAGGCGCTACTGGTCCAACAGGTTTACAAGGTGTTCAAGGTATTAACGGTCCAACTGGTCCACAAGGTATTCAAGGCGCACAAGGCAATGTTGGTCCTACAGGTCCTACAGGTGCGCCATCAACTGTGCAAGGTCCAACTGGTCCTACTGGTTCACAGGGAATTCAAGGCAACGCTGGTCCTACAGGCGTACAAGGTATTCAGGGAATACAGGGAATACAAGGTGACACGGGTGCAACTGGTCCTACAGGAGCAACAGGTTCTGCATCTACTGTTGCTGGTCCTACAGGCGCAACGGGAAATACTGGTCCTACAGGAGTGCAGGGCATCCAAGGTGAACAAGGCGTACAAGGTTTTCAAGGTCCTACAGGTCCAACAGGAGCACAAGGAAATACAGGAGCAACTGGTCCTACTGGAGCTGGCTCTACGGTAGCTGGTCCAACTGGAGCAGTAGGTCCTACAGGAGCACAAGGTAATCAAGGCATCCAAGGAGCAGAAGGTCCAACTGGTCCACAAGGCATACAGGGTACGCAAGGATTTGTTGGTCCGACAGGCGCACAAGGAATTCAGGGTATTACTGGTCCAACAGGTCCTACTGGCTTGCAAGGTATACAAGGTAATAGTATTACTGGTCCGACTGGTCCTACGGGCGCACAAGGTCCTATTGGAACAGGCGGTACGGTTGCGTATTGGGGCGGTTTTATTGATACCACTAATCAAGCTATTGCAAGCACCACAACTGCATATGCAGTTAATTTAAATACTACCGACCCTGATAGTAATGGCGTAAGCGTTGTAAGCGGCAACAGGATTACATACGCACATAATGGCGTGTATAACTTTACTTATTCTTTACAAATTGTAAATACTAACAATGATGTCGTAGATGCAAGGGTTTGGTTAAGAAAAAACGGCACAGATATAAACGATTCAGCATCATTATTTGCAATTACACCTTCACGGGCTGGATTTGATGGTAATTTTATTGCTGTATGTAATTACACTTTTGAAGTAGTCGCTGGAGATTATATTCAGTTATATTGGCAAGCAGAAGCAACAACAGTTTCTTTAACAACTATTGCAAGCGGCACAACCCCAACAACTCCAATTTCTCCAGCCGTAATTGTTACTACGCAACAAGTAACCTATACACAGCTTGGACCAACTGGACCACAAGGTAGCACAGGTATAACTGGTCCTACAGGACCAACTGGTGCTCAAGGTATTCAAGGCGTTGTTGGTCCTACTGGAGCGCAAGGTATACAGGGCAATGTTGGACCTACAGGACCACAAGGCATCCAAGGAATCCAAGGTGAACAAGGTTTGCAAGGAATTGTTGGACCTACTGGTTCACAAGGAATTGCTGGACCTACTGGACCTACAGGTGCAACAGGCGCAGATTCTACAGTTGTCGGACCTACAGGACCAACAGGCTCACAAGGCATTCAAGGTATTGAAGGTCCAACAGGACCGCAGGGAATTCAGGGTATACAAGGCAACCAAGGAATTCAAGGAGTTGTAGGACCTACTGGACCGACTGGCGCACAGGGAATTCAAGGAATACAGGGCGTTATTGGACCAACAGGACCTACTGGACCGCAGGGTATTCAAGGCGAACAAGGTATTCAGGGTATTGTTGGACCGACTGGACCAACTGGTGCTATTGGAGATACTGGAGCGGCTGGACCTACTGGACCACAGGGCGCACAAGGGGTTACTGGTCCTACTGGTCCTCAAGGAATCCAAGGTATTCAAGGTGTGCAAGGCGTTGGTGGACCAACAGGACCTCAGGGCGCACAAGGAGACGTTGGACCTACAGGACCAACTGTATATCCAGCATCAGGCGTTGCTGTGTCTACTGGCACAGCATGGGGAACATCATTAGTTGCGGCAGCCACTAATACTGCAAACGCATTAGTGCAACGAAATGGAAGCGGAAACTTTACTGCTGGCACGATTACTGCCGCATTAACTGGCACAGCATCTAATGCAAGTCAAGTATCGCTAGGCGTTGTTGTAGGCAGGACAATTTACGATACATTTACTGCCACAGCATCTCAAACAACATTTACAACATCTACTACTTACACAGCAAATAAAATAATGGTGTTTTGTAATGGAATAGAAATGGTTGGCGGTTCAGATGTAACTGTTTCAAACGGAACAACTATTGTATTTGCATCAGGCTTGCCTATTAACACAAGAGTAGAAGCAGTTTATACAATTTAATGTAACAGGATAAGACATGAAAATAGCAGTTTACGCAATATCAAAAAACGAGGAACAATTTGTAGAGCGATTCTGTCAATCCGCTAAAGATGCCGATATGGTACTAATAGCGGACACAGGCTCTACAGATAATACGGTAGAGGAAGCTAAAAAATATGGGGCGATTACTCATAATATTGTGGTCAGTCCTTGGCGTTTTGATATTGCTAGGGATGTTGCTCTCTGCTTATTACCTGCGGACATAGATGTTTGTATTAGCCTAGACCTTGATGAAGAATTACAAGAAGGCTGGCGTGAGGAAATTGAGCGTGTATGGCAAGAAAATACTACTCGCCTTAGATACAAATTTGATTGGGGGCAAGGGATTGCATTTTTTTATGAAAAAATACATCACAGAAAAGGTTACCATTGGCATCATCCTTGTCATGAGTATCCCGTTCCTGATATTCGGACTAATGAAGTATGGGCGCATACTGATAAATTATTGGTGGTACATAAACCTGACCCTACTAAAAGCCGTGGACAATATCTTGATTTATTAGAAGTTTCAATCAAAGAAGACCCCCGTTGTCCGAGAAACGCTTTTTATTACGCCCGTGAACTTACTTTTTATAACAAGCATTTAGATGCTATTGTTGCCCTTAATAAATATTTAGAAATGCCCGAAGCTACTTGGCAAAATGAGCGTTGCTACGCCATGCGTTTGCTTGGCAAGACTTATGATGCTTTAGGTCAAGACGGCAGAGAATGGTTTAGAAAAGCGTGTGCAGAAGCACCTAATACTAGAGAGCCTTGGGTAGAGCTTGCACAATCTTGCTACGCTAAACAACAATGGCAAGAATGTTATGATTCATGCAAGCGTGCATTAGAAATTAAAGATAAAGCACTTGTATATACAATGAATCCTGAAGTATGGGGTTTTTTACCGCATGATTTATTATCTATATCAGCGTATCATCTAGGTAATAAAACCGATTCTATAAAACACGGCAAGATAGCAGTAGACCTAGAGCCTGACAACCAAAGGCTTATTTCTAACCTCGACTATTACATGGCGTGATTATGGCAACAATTAATGAAACTGATGCTCGGTTAAATTCTCATGAAGCCGTATGCGAAATTCGCTACGATTCTATTTGTGCAAGATTAAAACGCATAGAGCAAATACTTCTTGCTAGTGCTGGTTTTATTATTGTGACCTTAATTACTCTAGTATTCAAAATTCAATAATTATGTATGTCCGATTTGCTGGGGTTGTCCGAAGGAGCAAAAGGGCTTAGTACAGGGCTGGATTCTGCTCGTCAAGCTGGCAAGTCAGTTTCTAAACAAATTGAAAACATACAAAAAGATGCAGTAGATGTTGCCCAACAGCAAGCGCAAGAGCGCATACGAGCAAGACGAGAAACAGAATTTAAAAAGGAACGAGCGTTACTAAAGGCTTTAGAAGAATGGAAGCGCAAGAAACAAATATCAGACGAAGAAGCCGATTTAAAGATTAAGTTTGTAAAGCAGTACGGTGCTAAAGAGTGGGATGCGTTACTAAAAATCAAGCTAGATATTGAAAACATGGAACGAAAAAATAACGAGGAATATCAGCACGATTTAAAAGCAGTACGCAGGGTGCAGTTTTATTGTTTTGTAGCCGCATTAATAGTTACTTTGTGGCTCAAATTTATTTTAGGAGCTTTTTAAATGTTTCCATTAAGCGCATTATTAGACATTGGTGGCAAGATATTAGACAAAATATTTCCTGACCCAGCACAGGCTGAACAAGCCAAATTAAAACTATTAGAGATGCAACAGAATGGCGAACTAGCCAAAATTAATGCTGATGCGGCAGAGCAACATGAATTGACCGCAAGGCTACAAGCAGACATGAGTAGCGATAGTTGGTTATCTAAAAACATTAGACCTATGACACTTATTTTTATTTTGCTAGGATATTTTACTTTTGCTATGATGAGCGCATTTGACCTTGATACAAACAAAGCCTATGTAGAATTGCTTGGTCAATGGGGTATGCTAATTATGAGTTTTTACTTTGGTGGTCGCACACTTGAAAAAATTATGGATATGAGAGCGAAAGAAAAAGATGCAAAATAATTTTGATGTATGTGTAGATTTAATGTTGGCGCACGAAGGCGGCTTTGTAAATCACCCTCAAGACCCGGGCGGCATGACTAATTTAGGCGTTACTGCAAGGGTTTGGGAAGAATGGATGGGCAGACCTACCAACGAAAAGGAGATGAAAGCCTTAACTCCTTTAATGGTGAAACCGTTATATAAAAGAAAATATTGGGATGCTATCAGAGCTGATGAGCTTGTGGATGGTCTTGATTATTGCGTTTTCGATGTTGCTGTTAATTCGGGGACAGGGAGAGCAATTAAACTATTACAGCAAAGCGTTGGTGCTAATCCTGATGGTGGTTTCGGTAGTATTACTATGGCATTAGTCAAAAAAGCGTCATCTGAGCCTAATACACTCATAGAGCTATATTGCGCTAGACGTCTTGAATTTTTACAATCACTACGAACTTTTGAAACTTTTGGTAAAGGCTGGAGCCGTCGTGTTGCAGAGGTTAAAGAAAAGGCTCTTAAAATGACTGATTATGGCTGAAATAAGCAAAAAAAAAGATGAAGAATTTATTGCGCTTTGGAATAAATTAGGAAGTCCAACTTTAGTAGCTCAAGCAACTAATACAAATCCAAGAAGTGTATTAAATAGACGAGCCAGCTTAGAAATTAGGTATGGTATTAAATTAGATACGCATAGTTCATTGCGTGACCCCAAAAAAGAAAAACCAAAAAAAAGAGAATTAGCGGCACACAATGTCCGCAGGGGTATAGATGTAGATAAAGTAAAACGAGTTATTGTTTTTTCTGATGCTCACTTTACCGACACCACAACTACAGCGTTTAAAGCATTACTAATAATGATTAAAGAGTTTAAGCCGCAAGTCATTATTTGTAATGGGGATGCGTTTGACGGGCAAATACTTAGCAGATTTCCAAGCATTAACTACGATAAAAAACCTAATGTATTGCAAGAATTAAATGCTTGCCGTTATCACTTAGATGAAATTGCCAAACATCGACCAGCAGGTTGTGAGTTAATTTGGACTTTAGGTAATCACGATATGCGTTATGAATCGTGGCTTGTAAATAAAGTGCCTGAATATAGTGGTGTTGATGGATTTAGTCTTAAATATCATTTTCCTGAATGGAAGACTTGTTGGTCATATTGGATTGGAGAAGATACGGTAGTAAAACATCGGCATCGTGGCGGCAGAAATGCGGGTTATTCCAATTTGCAAGCGGCTGGAAACACGAACATCATTACGGGGCATACGCACGTTCTTGCCATTCAGCCTATTACCAATTATCAAGGAACTTATTGGGGCGTACAAACTGGTTGTCTAGCTGACCCAATGTCACCAACATTTGAATATTGTGAGGATGGTCCAAAAGACTGGCGTAGTGGCTTTGTAATGCTTTCCTTTGACCAAGACAGAATGTTAATGCCTGAAATGATTATGGTTAGTGATGAACAAGAAGGAGAGTTTGAATTTAGAGGCTGTATAAACAAAGTATGAGATTAACGCCTGAAATCTTACAGAATTTGTATTCCACTTTATATTGCACTTATCCATTTACTAAGTGGGATATGCCGTTGCCTGAACAAATAGAATTTATTGTTACTCCTGATACAGAAGTGATGGGAACATATTTGTTAGATACGGGTGGTGATTATGAACATACTATTACTATATCGTCAGGGCGTTGTAGTCACTTCTATACTGTTCTAACTACACTTGCTCATGAATGCGTACACATGAGTTTTTACAAACAAAAAGGCGATAAGTGGTTGCAACATGGAAAACCTTTTAGAACCCGTTGCAAGATGGTAGCAACAGAATTAGGCTTTGACCCTTTGGAACTATAGATTGCGATGGTAACTGTCTTTAGGGTTCTTTAACATTGATTTAATAAGCTCATCCATACTAAAAAAGTATTGGATAAATTTATACCCATCGTGTGTATAAATAGTGAAACTCATTTAGTAGCAATCAGGTAAGCCCCATAATTTGCAAAAGCATATCCAGCATACATACAAGCCAATCCAAAATCTCCTTTAACCAACTGCTCTCCAGCAATGTATACATATATTAACCCCGTAAGAATTATTAACCAGCTACTCATTTATTAATCCCATTGTTTGCTCGAGAAGTTGTTCTTCTGTAATGGCATACTTTGCTTCAAAGCGTTTTCTACCCATTCCGTGAATACTGGTATTTGTTCCTCGATGGTGATAGGGGCAGAGCGGGATAACAGGAGAGCGGCTTCGTATGCCACCTCTTCTAATGTGATGGATTTCCGCTGGCGTTCCCTCAAAGCCGAGATGCCTACATAATGCGCATCCCAATTCAGCAATTTTACGGAGAGTTTTTTTCTCATTTTTATTCATTTTTTGTTTGTGGCATATATAAGCCATCGTTTATAAAACTTATAGAATTGCGATAAAGTTGTGCCTTGATTGACCCATTTATTATTTTTAATAAGAGAAAATTCTTCAATTACAGGCGTTTCATGAGTGGTGTTACCAATTATTTTAACAACAAATACATCAGGCTTTTTAGCTAATGCCATAAGCATTTTTTCTTGACCTTCTTGCATATCTTCTAAAAATTGTTTCCACTCTAAAAACAAAAATACTCCATTGCGTTCTATTACGCCATCAATGTCACTTGGTACAAATTTAGGGCTAGTTTTATCTATGCCGTACAAGAAGCCATAGTCAATATGCGGTGCTACAGCAGAGCGCATTAGTTTCATTGTGTGCTCTTGCCTTCTGCCCTAGCCGAAGACTCTAAACTGCGCCATACTTCAATTTTTGCTTCTGCGGCTATCATGAGCCATCGAAGTCTTTCGGCTTCAGCTACAGCTTGTTTTAGGGCTTCTAAGTGGGCTTTATAGTCTGCATGGGAATACGCATAAGTTTCTTTATCGCCTAGTGTCATATTTACGCATCTAACCATCAAATCAGCTTTTATTGATTTGCGGTATTCCGTCATATACACAACATTTGCTTTTGCCATAGCGTAAGCTTTAGCGTTATCCCTAATAAAATCTAATGCCGCAAATGGGCTTATGTCTTGTTCTGTCATTTTTTATTTTTTTTCCTTTCTGCAATTTCTTTTTGTAATATGTGCCAAAAAATTGATTTAATTATCATAGTCCTCTGCTCCTTAAAGTTGCATCAATTTTATTTACTATGTCGTACCTTTGTAGCCCGACCGTGTGTAACCCTAATTCATTAGCTTTTGCCATCATCAGCGCATCATTTGTACGCCATGCTTGATTATTAGGTTTTGCGGCTTGATTGCTCTCAGCTATCCACTCCGCTTTAAATCCTATCCAACCCCTTTCACAACAAATCTGTAGTACATCTACTAATGGCTTCTTAGCTTTATCAGCTTCTCTCTGCAATCCTTTTAGTGCGGTTTCAGTTAGTGGCTTCTTCTGCTTGTTTCGTAATCTTAAATAATCACTCCATACAACTACATTCATACCTTCAGGTATGGATATGTTTTTAATATGGTTAATGGTTCTTGGTTCTTGGTTCTTGGTTTGCATTAGGGGTAGAGTAGGGGGGCTATCGCTAGGCTTATTCCACCTTAATGCTGCACCTTTCCTTCCGCCTTCCTGCATGGCTCGGTACTTAGCAATTTCCTCATCTGCCCGTTTGTTATGCCAGCCATCCTCTTGCTGTTCAAAAAATTCATCTAGCAAAATTCTAGCTATAGCTTGCGTAGTCCTAACTCGCCTAGCTACAAAACACTCGTCTTTAAATGGTACTTCTGTTTGATAATACAAATCAATCATGCGCCTATACGCCAAATCTTCCTCATCCGTAAGATGGCTTGTGTGGGATATATAGTCGCCTATATGGAACGGGTAAAAATTCATACAGTCCTTTGTCAAGGCAGTCATAGAAGGTGTTGGGCGGTGCTAGTGACTAAGTAGCTTTCGGGTATGACCCTAGCCCAACACACCTATGATAGTTGCACGACTGTAATACTGCAAGCTCTAGTCTAAAACTTTTATTGTGACTTCTGCTTTGCCGCCTTTAGTTACTGTACCTCGTTGGACAAGTAACACATCTATGCAGGAGTCATCTTCAAAAGCATTAGCTTGCACTAGGGCATCAAATGTAGATTTGACAACATTGTCAATGTCACGCACTCTACGGTCAGGCGGATAAAGTGTAATACTTATTTCCAGCCGTTGATTGCCAAATTTTATTTGTTGCTGGCTCACTATATGAGCTACTTCTTTTTTAAACTGTACTGCTTTAGGAGTTAAAAAACGCCTATGTCCGTGAAAGCCCCAATAGGTATTGACGCTTGGTGGATAAGGGATTGTAAGTGTTTTCATATAGGATTTGACACAAGTATTATATTCTGTTATCATACATATAGACTACAAAAAGTCGATTTCACGAAAGGAATCAAAACATGAAATACAAACTAGATGTTACTCGAGATGTAGATAGAGATGGCGAAGATGGCTTTATGTTGTGGCTAGACTACGGTTGGTGTTTTGCAGACCAAGGTAATCATGTTAAAGGTTTTGACACAATGCAAGATTTACGCAAAGCCGCAAAACTAGAAACACGAAAATGTAATTGCAAAGAATGTATTGAATATTTAAACACGAAAGGAAACTAAGATGGGCATGACTATGCACGATAACTATTATCAACCTGATGACGAACCTAATGACGATGAGATTCGTTTTCGTACAGACGAACTTATGCGAACGCAAGAGTATGATGCGTATCAAGCTGGCAACATAATTGAAGCCATGACTGAGATGAGCATTGCAGATGCGGAAGCATTGCAATTAGTATTAGATACAAAAGACCATACAGCTATTGGCAGAAAGATTTGGGATATAACTTATTCCTACATGGAAAAGTATGCCGAAAGCCAAGCCATTTACGAAACTGAAAATTAAGAAAGACAAGACATGAACACGACACCGACAATAGCAAAAATATCAGCCGCACTTTTACAGGCGCAAAAAGCAATTACTTTTGCTAATACTAACTCTAAGAATCCGCATTTTAAAAATACATACGCAGACCTTTCTTCTGTAATTGATGCGGTAAAACCAGCCTTAAATGATGCTGGAATTACATTCTTGCAGATGCCTACACCTAGCGAAGATGGTAAATTGCATCTTACTACAAGACTATTACATGAGTCGGGCGAGTGGATAGAAGATACGGCTACTTGCCCATTGCCAAAACAAGACCCACAAGGCTACGGCAGTTGTCTTACTTATTTGCGTAGGTATTCCCTAGCCGCTATTTGTGGTCTGTACCAAGCAGATGACGATGCAGAAGCAACAAGAGTGCCAGCCGCAAGTTATAAAATGCTGAGTCAATATAAAACATATATTGCAGAAGCTACAGACATTGATGCGTTAAAAGTATTATGGGAACAAGCAGTAGTATTATGCGGTAGTGACTTTGCCGCTAAAAAAGTAATTAATCAAGAAGCTATGGCTCGCAGAAAAGAACTGGAGAAAGCAGAATGAAAACTATTGAAATATTAGATGCTAAATTTAAGTATGTGCCATCAGCTAAAACTAATGTGCTGGAAACTTTAATACGTTTTGGATTTGTGCCGCCATCACAAGATGTTAAATACCAAAAAAAATGGCACAAGATTAGAAACCTTGCGGCAATTAATGAAGGGCTAAAAAAGTGACTACATTTACAACAGAAGACAGAATAATTGCAGAACAAAACGGCTCATTAACTACAAATATAGAACCTAATACTACGGTTATTACAACAGGGCTTGCAGAGCAGGGTACAGATGCTTGGAAAATTGAAAAGTTAGGTCATGTATCGGCTGGTAGCGTATCAGACATTCTTGCTAAAGGCAGGGGCGGTGAGTCAAAGATGCGTGATGCTTACAAGTGGAGAATTATTACAGAAAGATTGACTGGTTTAGTGCAAGACAGTTTTTCTAATGATGCTATGGCTTGGGGAGTAGAAACAGAAGCAGAAGCTCGCATGACCTATGAAATGATTTACGGGGTTACTGTAGACCAAACTGGTTTTGTTAAGCACCCAACACTTCAATGGGTAGGCGCAAGTCCTGACGGCATGATTAACGGCGATGGATTAATTGAAATTAAATGCCCTCATACTAAGACACACTTGCAGACAATTAAATCAGGCGAAGCACCAAAGGTTTATTACTCGCAGATGCAGATGCAGATGTGGACTATGAATAGGCAATGGTGTGACTTTGTAAGTTATGACCCAAGGTTGCCGCACAATCTTCAATTCTTTTGTAAACGAGTAGAAAGAGATAAAGAATTTATTGCTGACATGGAAAAAGAAGTATTACAGTTTTTAGCGGAAGTAGAGTCTGAACTAGAAGCACTTAAAAAGAAAGAAGGGTATTGATATGGCATCAGATTTAAATATGTGGCAAGGCATTGGCAGATTGGGCAAAGATGTTGAGTTGCGTTTTACTGCTAGTGGCGATGCTATTGCAAACTTTAGTATTGCTTGCGGTTGGAAAACCAAAGACAAAGAAGGTGCAGAGTGGGTAAATATTACTGTCTTTGGAAAACTTGCAGAAGTCTGCGGCAAGTATTTAAAAAAAGGTAGCCAAGTCTATATATCAGGAAGTATGAGAACTGACAAATACACAGACAAGGTAACTGGTGTTGAAAAGTATTCAACAAAAATTGTTGCTGAAAAAATGCAGATGTTAGGCGGCAAATCTGAAAACGCAGATGAAATCCCTTATAATGCTAAGTTGTTGCCAAAAACAACTAATGAACCATCGTATGCTGATATGGATAACACTCCGTTTTAATTAGCTTTGGGGCTGTAGGCGAGTGCCGCATCACTCAATAAACTGCAAACTCCTTTCGTGGTCTATAGCCCCACCCATTAGGATTTACCCTTATATTTGCCTAAAAAATAGGCAAAAACCCCTTTCTAGCTGGTTTAGACCCCTGTAAGTCATTGATTTATAAAACAAAAATATATTTGTGATAGATATTGCATAAGTATTATTTTCATGTATTATATCTACATGGGCAGACGAAAGCCCCAACACGAAAGGGAGTTAAAAATGATTAACGGTAAATTTGGTGTAGAGTTAGAGTGCTTCAATGTTCCAATGCAGACAGTTGTTGATGCTCTTAACAACGCTGGCATTCCAGCAATTCGTTCACACTATAGCGGTTGCGATTACACAAAGTTTCAAATTAAATTTGATGGCTCAATCCAAGGTCGTGACGGCTTTGAAGTAGTAAGCCCAATCCTAGAAGGCGAGGCTGGCATTGCAACAATTCGTCAAGTATGCGAAATCATTACAGCACTCGGCGCACAAGTAAATCAGTCTACAGGCTTTCACATTCATCACAATGTTTCTAACTGGGGCATCAAAGAGTTTCGTAATTTGTTTAAGCGTTTTGTAAAATTTGAGGCTGGCATGGATTCTATCCAACCAGCAAGCCGCCGCAACCAAGCAAATCGTTATGTCGGCTCACTCTACGGAAGCATGACTAATACATCAGTAGAGTCGCAACAAGTATTATTTTCCGACATTGACAAAACTCGCACAGTACGCCAACTCGGACAATTATTTTCTACCCGTTACCTCAAACTAAATTTGCAGAGCTTCTTTCGTATGGGTTCTGTAGAGTTTCGCCATCATAGCGGCACAACAGATGCAGACAAAGTAGAGAATTACATCCGCTTGACATTCGGCATGGTAGCTGATGCGCAAGACCATACAGCAGTTAAAGCATTTAAAGAGCAGTACACAGCCAAGGTAGCACTCGACACAATGCTGGCTGGCATGGTACGCAGAAACAAGATTACACCAGCAATAGCACAGTATTACAAAGCAAGAGCAACACAATTACAAGGAGTTTAATTATGAAAACCAAATATATATACTTTTTTGACGGCGGAGGCTTTGTGACAGCCTCTGACCCTAGCGAGTTTGTAGATGCAATGCGTAGCGACAGTCGTGCGCCATCTATTAGCAGACAGCAATTTATGGAAGATGTGTCTACACGATGCAAATGCTACAACGGCTCAGAAATTGACTGGTACAACGACCAGCATTTTTTAGACGATTTAATAGCTGGCGGTTTTGTGACTGTATGCAAAACAAATTAATATTTGTAATACTTATGCTATAATACTTATATCCACACGAAAGGAAACATCATGGACTTAATGACAGCAAACAAACAAATGACAGAAATATTAGAAATGTTCAAAAATGCAGAGCCATTTGACTTTGTAAGATTTGAAAGAGAGTTTCTGCGTATTGCAGAAAAAGCATCAGATGTTATTGAAATTTACAAAACGAAAGGAAATTAATATGTTGTATGCGGCATACGGCAGTAATCTTAACCATGACCAAATGTCTAGGCGTTGCCCTAAAGCTAAATTTGTTGGCATAGGACAATTACTTAACTACAGGCTTGTTTTTAGAGGCGTAGCTGACATTGAATTTAGTAAGGGTAGCGTAGTACCAATCGGCTTGTGGACCATAACTCAGGATTGCTTACAAGCCCTAGATATGTACGAAGGTTATCCACATCATTACGGCAGAGGTATTACAGAAGTTAAAGTTAAACATAAATATAAAAAAGCATTTATATATTTTATGAACTATGACGGCTATTCTGCACCTACGCACAGTTATTACAACGCTATTAAACAAGGTTATTTAGACTGCAATATTAATACTTTGTTTTTAGAAGAAGCATTAAAGTTCACAAAAGATGCATACGAAAGGAATACAAATGAAGCTCTTTTTTGATGACAAACAAATACCGTATTGGGTAGAGTGGTTAGCGGTAGCAATAGTAGGCGTAGCATTTGGAGCAATAATGGGTTTAATAATATTGGGCTATAACTTAGCTCATTGGATAAAATAAGAGAGGAATTATCATGGCGGCAGAATTAACAGTAAGAGCAGATGGATTTGTTGAGATGGCGTTTGTAGGCGAAACGCCTTGGCATAGAAGTGGTCAAGTATTAACGCAAGATGCAAGTATTGAAGAATGGCAGAAAGCGGCAGGGCTTGACTGGACTATAGAAACCACAGGCGTACAGTACAAAGGCTTATCTACTACTGGCTACGGCATTGCTACCTACGACTTTGCAGGACAGAATGTATTACATCGTAGCGATACAAAAGCCCCTCTGTCTGTAGTATCGGATAGGTATAAACCCGTACAACCAAAAGAAGTATTAGAGTTTTTCCGTGATTTAATTGATGAAAACGGATTCAAGATACATACGGCTGGAACGTTGATGGGCGGCAAGCGGATGTGGGCTCTAGCACAGACAGGTAAATACGCAGAAGTCATTAAGGGCGATGGCGTAGGCGGTTTTTTACTGTTATCTACATCTTGCGACAGGTCGCTGGCTACAACAGCACGATTCACGACTGTAAGAGTTGTCTGCAATAACACGCTTACAATGGCGCATCACGAAAATGCTCACAGCGTATCTTTCTCGCATATTAAAAAGTTTGACCATGCGGCTGTAAAAGCAAAGCTCGGAAATGCGGTAGCATCGTTTGGCTCATTTATTGAGATGGCTAAAGTATTACAACGCCAACAAATGAATCGCAATCAAGCAGATGTATTTATTAAAAATCTAATTGCGCCTTTAAGTCAGATTGACAGAGAAGACTATGACCTGTCACATAATCGTGCCTATCAAAAGATTATGAATTTATTTGATGGGGGAGCTATGGGGGCTGGAATGGTAGGCTATACAAAGTGGGCTATGCTTAATGCTGTAACTGAGTATTATGACCATCACAAGCCTACTCATAGTGCTGATGCTCGGTTAAATTCAGCTTGGTTTGGCAATGGCGACCGCATGAAAAATAATGCTACAAAATTGCTATTAACTGCTTGACATATATTAGAAGTCCAGTATGATGCCCCTATGTAATACAACACGGGGGCATCATGACACAAGCCGCATCAAAACTACGCACACTATTAAAGACAAAGACTGAGCCAGTAACACTTACTGCAATTAAAGAAGTCTATCCTGAATTAAAAGCAAGCCAAATATCAATGGCTCTTTGTTATCTGATGAAAAATCGTTATGTAACAAGGCAAAAAGTACCAAGTAACTTAGCGAGAGGTCGCAAAGAAATTTGGTCATACACATATCACTCTGAAAAATTGCCATTGGTGCAGACAAATGAAAATTGAACAAGTCAAGATAGATAAATTAATCCCTTATGCAAACAACGCTAGAGAACATGACGATAAACAGATTGCTCAGATAGCAGGAAGCATCAGAGAGTATGGATTTAATAATCCAATACTGATTGATGAAAATAATACTCTGATAGCTGGACATGGTCGCTTATATGCGGCTATGAAGCTAGAGTTAAAAGATGTACCATGCATTAGGTTGCCGCACCTGACCGAACTACAAAAGAAAGCGTACATCTTGGCAGATAACAAAATTGCCCTTAATTCGCATTGGAACACTTCTATGCTGGATTTAGAATTGCGAGCCCTACAGGATGGTAATGTAGATTTAAGTACGCTTGGCTTTAATGAAAGTGATTTAGCTAGGCTGGCAGATGATAAAGACCAAGAACGCTTAGATGCTATGGTGGCAGATGCTGGAATAGATGACGATGTAGATACTAGCGACAGACCTGACCAAGAGATGTTTCCATTATCAGTAATGCTAGAGCATGACCAGCGAGATACAATTTTTAAGGCATTACGCAAAGCCAAAGAGCAACACACTCTTGAAAATAGCGGACAAGCAATGTGGGTTATTTGTAAGGAATATTTAGATGCGTAGATATGCGTTAGCTTTAATTATGTTGGCTTCTTTAAATGTGCAAGCACAGAAGCCCGTCAAGATGGTAGTAGCTTATCCAGTAGGCGGCGGCACAGATATTGTTACTCGGTATTTTGAAAATAAAATGCAGGGTAAATTTTATGTAGAAAATAAAGCTGGTGCATCAGGCATGATTGGGACTGACATAGTAGCTAAATCTGCACCTGATGGCAGAACGCTAATGATGGGTCATGTAACGCCGCAAGCTATTGATGTAGGGCAATATTTAACACCTAAAGTAAAGACTAATTGGGATGTAGAGCCAGTAGTATTAGTCGCAACAGCAAAAGAGATGTTAGTTGCTAATAAAGCATTTCCGCCTAATACAGTTGCAGAGCTAAAGGATTACGCAAAAAATAATATTATTACTTACGCATCAGATGGCATTGGTAGCGTAGCAGATATTATGATGGCGCAGACACTAAAAGGATATATGACAATTCATGTACCTTATAAAGGTGGCGCACCTGCATTGCAATCTGTAGTAACAAATGAAACTAGCATTGCATACTCACCTGCTCCAGTAGTCAATCAATGGATTACTTCTGACCGCATAAAAATTATTCCTACTAATACACAAGACGATTTATGGTGGGGAGTGTTTGCGCCTAAAGGCACAGACCCTAAATTATTAGATATGTGGCACACAGAGTTTGTAAAAATCCTAAAGCAACCTGAGACTGTTGAGTGGATGAAAAAACAAGGCTACAACATAAATATTATGAGCAGGAAACAATTTGCTAATTTTGTAAAACAAGAACAAGACAGATATAGACCAATAGACAGGACAATAAAAGGCGCAAAAGATGGGCAGAATCCTTAAAAAAGAAGTAGTAGAAGGCGTTAATGTTTATGATGCCGCTATAGAACGCTTTGAATATTTGTTTGATAATTTTGACAAAGTAGTTGTTTCTTTTAGTGGTGGCAAAGATTCTACTGTCTGCCTAAACCTTGCTTTAGAAGTAGCAAAGAAAAAAAACAAACTGCCGCTTGATGTTTATTTTTGGGATGAGGAAGCTATACATCCTGACACCATAGACTATGTTGAGCGTGTACGCCTTATGCCTGAAGTACGGCTTAAATGGTTATGTATTCCTATTAGACATAGGAATGCTTGCAGTCGCAAAGAACCGTATTGGCAATGTTGGGACCCAGCCAAAAAAGACTTATGGGTAAGAGATATGCCTGACAACCCTAATGTAGTTACTGAACTTAAAGAGTTTAAATGGGGCGATAGCGTTCCTGATATTGCACACTATGTTTATGGACCTGAACACGGCACAGTTGCAGATGTAAGAGGTATTAGAGCAGATGAATCATTGCGGCGGTATCGTAGCGTAGCGCAAAAAACCAAATTAAATTGGATAGGTGGACCTAGAAACGGACACAACTACCCTACAAGCCCTATATACGATTGGACTACTTTTGATGTATGGACTGCGCCTAGATTGTTTGGTTGGGATTACAACAGGTCGTATGACATTATGAGTATGATGGGCGTAGCACCTAGTACGCAACGGGTATGCCCTCCATATGGAGAAGAACCTCTTGGCGGCTTATGGATTTATGCACAGGGATGGCCTCATATGTGGCACAAGATGATTAATCGTGTGCATGGGGCGGCTACTGCTGGCAGATACGCTAATACTGAGCTGTATGGCTTTGGCAAGATGGTATTACCTGAAGGCATGACATGGAAAGAATGGACTTACGCATTATTAGAGCTATACCCTAAAGACCTAAAAGGATTAGTCGCAAATAACATAGTAAATTTATTAGCACAGCATAAATCTAAGACTAATAGACCGTTGCATGAAACAGAGCCTGATTTAATTACTGGTCTTAGCTGGAAATTTCTAGCTATGATTGCTAATCGTGGTGATTTAAAAGAAAGAAGAAAAGGGCAAGTCAACGCTAATGCTAGTTTGGCTAGAGATAAGATAGGCGTAACAATGGAAGATATAGAGGAATCGGATTATGGCTCACGATATTAAGACACAACCAATTAGCAAAGTAGTTTGGAAAGATAGAAAAGATTTAAAACCTAATGACTACAATCCTAATAAGGTAGCCCCGCCTGAGATGGAGTTATTAGTTACATCTATTATTGAGGATGGCTGGACACAACCTATTGTTATTCTTCCTGATAATACTATTGTGGATGGCTTTCATAGATATACCGTTAGTGGGCAAAAAAAATTAATGGAACGGTTTAATGGAATGGTCCCTACAGTCACAGTAGACATTGACCCAGTACATAGGCAGATGAGTACCATACGACATAATCGTGCTAGAGGTACGCATGGCATTTTATCTATGGCTAATATTGTGCGTGGCATAGTAGACGAAGGCGTTAGTAAAGAAGAAATACAAGCCCGTTTAGGTATGGAAGATGAAGAAGTAGACAGGCTGGTAGACAGAGCAGGTATGCCTACACAAGCAGGGCGTAAGAAAGAAGCATTTGGCGATAGCTGGAAACCTAAAGCAAAGGAATAATATGTACGGTAAATTTATTGGCAATCTATTACATAGCGCAACAGTAGCTCACATAATGCACTTTAGAGTAGAAGGTGAAGGCAGTTACGCTAAACACATAGCATTAGCTACTTACTATGATAGCATTGTAGAATTAATTGATGCTGTAGCTGAATCTATACAAGGCAGTACAGGAGAATTAATTAAAGACTACCCTAATACATATACTACTGTAAGCATTGACCCAGTAGACTACATGGCAAGCCTGAAACAATATGTAACAGAAGCTAGGGCAGAGTTACCGCAAGACAGCAACATACAAAACGAAGTAGATAACATAGTCACTCTTATAGACAGCACACTCTATAAGCTAATCTTCTTGCGTTAATGTATGCCTACTGTACCCAGTAATACTAAGTGCAGTATGCTTGGGTGCAGTAACCTACGCACTAAGTACAACACATTATGCTTAGAACATGGTGGTCGTAATAGTTATAACCATACTGACAAACGCATAGATGCATTAGCTAAATATAATACTAGCCAATGGCGCAAGCTAAGACACATACAGCTATCTAAGCACCCACTATGCCTCAGTTGTTTAAGTGATGGGCGCATAGTACAGGCGATACATATAGACCATGTATTCCCTTGGGCGCACTACGGCTCAGAAGCCTTCCAGCGCAATATCTTTCAATCCCTATGCCAACCATGCCACAGCATTAAAACAGGGCTAGAACAGCGTGGTATATACCGTCATTACGCTATACCAGTAAAGGATTATAAAAGGGAAGACTACCCCTATGTCATGGCAGAAAATGGGCTATAGGCTATGCATGATTAGAAACTTATTCTTTTTTGGCTTTGCTCCACAGCAGGCGCGTACCCAAATACACGCAATATGAGTTGTATTAGGGGGGGTACTTGTAATAGCTATGCAAAAAAGGTATGATAAAAAAATGAACAATAAAAAACCGCCTGAACTACACCTGATTGACGGAACAAAAGGTCTTAATCAGGGAATGCTTTTGCCTGAGAAAATTAAAAAAAGAATTCCTAAAGCAGACTGGTTAGACAATCCTGATTTGTGGGACAGAGATACATTTATAAAAGAAACTTCTGATTTTATGTATGATGTGTACGGCATAGGAAGCGACCAAGACAAACACTCGCTAAGTTTGTTAGCAGACACAATTACAGACTTTATTAAATGCACAAAAAAAATTAATGAATCTTCTATGGTGTTGGTTACAAACAACAACAAAACTATTATGCCTAATCCGTATGTCAGCATTAAACAGAAATGCTTGCGAGATATATTTATGATTATGAATGAGCTTGGGCTTACGCCTAGAAGCCGTCTTAGCTCAAACAAAGTAGAAGACGATTCTGCCGTTGCACAATTTCTTAGAGGTCCATTTGCTAAATGAATTGGCAAGATGGTCTGCTATACGCAGAAGATGTAGCTAAAGGAAATATAAATGTATGCCGAGATGTGCGGCTTGCTTGCCAACGCTTTATTAATCAGTACGAGAATAAAGAATGGGAATGGCTGTTTGATGAGAGAGTGCCACAACACTTTTTAAATTTTGCCGCAACCCTCAAACATACTAAAGGTCCTGATGCTGGTAAGCCTATAGTATTAGAGCCTTTTCAAATATTGTTTGTTTGTGCCATCTATGGTTTTCGTAGTAAGAAAAACCGTGAGATAAGAATGGTCACAGATGTAATACTATTTATTCCGAGAAAAGCTGGTAAATCAACTCTGACTGCGGCTATTGCATTATACGAACTGTTATGCGGAGAAACGGGTGCAGAGGTATTTACCCTAGCTACTAACAGAGAACAAGCTACTATTGTGTTTGATGCGGCTAAAGGTTTTATAGAAGCTATGCCGCCGTCGCTATCTAATTTATATAATACAAATAAATTTGAAATTAAAAAGGTAGGCGATAGTCAATCAATATTTAAAGCGTTAAGCCGTGATACTAAAAAGACTGGTGACGGAAAAAATCCATCATGCGTTATTGTGGATGAAGCGGCACAAATCTTAGACCGCAACTCAGTAGAAGTATTACATTCGGGTATGGTGGCACGACAAAACCCGTTGCGTATATATATTACAACTGCCAGCTTTACAAAAGAAACAAAGTTTTATGAAGATATGTCTATGTATCAAGCTATGTTACATGGCGAGGCTACAGACAATCCTAGATGGTTTGGGCTACTGTACGGATTAGACCCACAAGACGATTGGCGTGACCATAATACTTGGGCTAAAGCTAATCCGATGCATGGCATAAGCGTATTTGAAAACGCTATTGAAAACAGGGCAGAAGAAGCTAAATTTAAGCCTGCCGCTCTAAATGAATTTTTATGTAAGACACTTAACATATTTGTTAGCGCACATAGCGCATGGATTGACAGAAGCCATTGGGATAATTCTAGTATTACAACTATAGGCGAGAGAGAACCTGAAGCTGTATTTATAGGTTTTGACTTAGCTAGTACAAGGGATTTAAATGGCGTATGCACTCTAAAGCGTTTTGCTGATGACGATTATGAAGCAGAGTTTCAATTCTTTTTGCCTGAACAGGGTTTAGATTTAATACCTAAACACTATAGCGATATATTTAGAGTTGCAGTACATAGCGGCATACTTAAAGTGACAGAAGGTAATGTCATGGATTACAGGGAGATTGCAGACTATATATTCCAGCAATATACCAAATACCCTAATATGAAAGAGATAGGCTACGATGCCTATAATGCCGCTAGTCTAGTCAGTATCTTGCATGAAGGCGGTCTGCCAGTTAAAAAAGTAGGGCAGGGCATGGCAGTATTAAATAATCCTTCCAAATACACAGAGAGGCTAATACTACAGAAAGCTATTAAGCATAATGGCAATCCATTTGTAGGTTGGCAACTAGGAAACTGCGAAGTATACGAAGATGTAAACGGTAATATTAAAATTCGCAAAAACGAAGCTGACAAAGCCGCTAAAGTAGATGGTATTATTGCTCTTATCATAGCTATGCATTGCTCATTAGATAATCCTTATGTATCAAGTAGCTTTGGTTTTAGAAGTTTTTGATATAGAATCAAAACAAATTAAGGAGAAATCATGGCTTTATTAGACATTTTCAGTAGAAAAAAAGCAGTTAAAAATGAATCTAATACCATGTTCGGGCAGACCCAACTTGGTAATAACATCATTTATCAAGGGCAGGGCGGCAGACAAACCGTATCGCAACAGCTTCTTTATGTAACTACATCTAGCGTTACATCTGCTGGTCGTACAGTAGATATGTCAATGCTATCTCGTAATAGCACAGTTATGTCATGCGTAGGCGTTAAAGCAAGAACATTAGCGCAATTACCTATACGCATTATGAGCAAAGGCGAAAACGGAGAATTTGTTGATGCTATTGAATCAAAAACAACATCTAATCGTGATAAAGCTAAAGCTAAACAAGTATTAAGTTTATTAACTAATCCAAACAACTTTGAAAGCCAATACGAGTTTTGGTATCAATGGTGTATGTGGCAAGACCTAGCTGGAGAAACATTTACCCTATGGTGGCGTAAAGACCAAGCTGATTCACTAGCTACGCCATTAGAAATGTATAACCTAGATGCTACTTTAATTACAGTACAGCTTACGCCTACTCGTTATCCATCATATCGCCTATCTACGCCTAGTTATGGATTTAATAAAGACGAACTATTATCTGCACATCAGGTAATGCACATTAAAGAAGCCGCTTGGCAAGGTTCAGGTGGTTTTAACAAAGGTATTTTAGCTACAGAATTAGTAGCACTAGACCAAGACATTGATTTGTACGCTAACTATGTCATGCAAAATGGCGCAAAACCTAGCGGGCTATTCCGTACAGACCAAGTAATACCTGATGCAAAATATAAAGAAATTGCATCAAGATTAAAAGAAGCATGGTCAAGTATGACAGGCTCTCGCAGTACGGATTTGTCAAAGCCAGGTCAAGGTATGTTGCTAGACCAAGGTATGACTTTTGAGACCGTAGATATGCTTACTTTGCAGGATGCGGATGCGGCTAAATTAAAAGAACAGACAATGAAGCGTATTTGCGGTTTATTTGGTGTGCCGCCTCAGATGGTAAGCGTAGGCGAGGGTAAATTTAATAATACTCAGACTATGTTAGATGAATTCCATAAAACAACTATGTATCCAATGGTTATTAGCATTGAACAAAAATTAAATCAGCATTTATTTAAAGGCTATCCTAATTTATGCGTAAGATTTGATACAAAAGAGTTTCTAAAAGGTGCGGCATTAGACCAAATGAATTTAGTTACGGCTGGCGTTACTAATGGTATTATGACTCCTAATGAAGCTAGAGTTTATTTAAACATGGCAAAAATTGACGGCTATGATGATTTAGTTGCAAAATCAGAACCAGCAGAGCCAATAGCAGGTAGCAGTCCGCAAGATACGGGCGGCGGTGGCGGCAATCAGACAAGAAAAATGAATATAGGGGCTACTTAATGAGCAGATTAAAAGATATTTTTGTAAAATTATCTTCACAAATTCGGTTTAATAATGATAAACTTCCTACAAAAGTAGAAAAAGCCCATACAATACAAGACAATGACCAATCCATTAAACTTGGGGCAATAAATGAAGAATCTAATTCTAGTCTGCGAAGCGCAAGTACAACTGGGCAAAAGCGCAGACGAAGCAATCAATCCGACAGGACTAATAGAAGCTAGAGCTACTACTTGGGGCGCAAGAGAAGGCGCAGATGGTAGACGGTTTAATTATCAGCCTGAAGGATTTATGGACTGGGCAAATGAGTTTGCCAAAACAGAAAAGCCATTGCCTATGTTTTTAAATCATAATGACATGGGTATGCCAGTTGGTCAATGGGATGAAATCTCGTTTGACGATGAAGGTATGACAGCTAAAGGCAAGTTGTTTATGGAAACAACTGGCGGCTCAGATATGTATAAAGTATTAAAAGAATCTCCAAAACTATTTGGTGGCGTTTCTGTTGGTGCTTATGCAGAAGAAGCCTGCATGGTAGATGAAGAAGGTAATCCGCTTATGTCAGGCGCAGATGATACTGAAGCCTATTTTCAAATTACTAAAGGCGGCTTGCGTGAGATTAGCGTAGTAATGCATCCTAATAATCCAGCCGCAGAAGTAATGAAATTAGAATGTTTTGATTCCGAGGGTCATATTAATCCTCGTACAGTTGAGGAAGCCTTGCGAGATGCAGGACTTTCCAAGAAGTATGCGACCACCGCTACTTCCATCTTTAAGAAGATTCTTGAACAGCGTGATGTTGTTAAGGAAACCATTAAAGAAGCACCTACTCAGGGTGAGCCTGAAGCGGTGGTAAAAGAAGCTGACAAAATTCTTGAAGCCTTAAAGGAACGGGAATTGTTGAAGGCATTATCTAAACGCATTAAATAAAGGAAATATCATGTCAGAGCAAATCATTGCAAAGCTAGACGAAATTGAAGCTAATACTGTAGCTAAAATTGAAGAAGGCAAAGTAGAAACAACTAAGTTAGTTGATGAAAAAGTTGCATCTTTTGAAGAAAAAGTTGCTAACTTAGAAGCTAAGATTAGCCAATTAGGTGCAACTCCAGCAATTAAAACCTACAAAACTATTAGCCAAGAAGTAAACCGTTCTGTAAAAGAACAGCTAAAAGCGTTTGTAAGCGGCGAAGCTAAGATTCAAAAAGAATTAAAAATGTGGGCTGACGAAAGCCAATACGATGCATACCTAAAAGAAGCATCTGCATTGACTGGTTCAGGCGCAGGCGTTGGTGGTCGTACAGCGTATGACCCTGTATTCGTTCCATTGCGTTTGCTAAACCCAATGCGTGGCGTTGCTCGTTCAGTTGCTACTGACGGCTCTACCTATCAGTTTCGTGCAAAAGTAGGTAACGCTGGTGCGGCTTGGGGTTATGCAATTCAAAACAACGGTGCGGCAACAACTGAAAACACCAACATTTGGCAATTAACTTTGCAAGATTTAAACTGCCAATTCCCAATCCGTACTGCGGCTTTGGACGACATTGACGGCTTAGAAGGCAATGTAGTTAGCGATATGTTGGCTGAATTTAGTCAAGCAGAAGCATTGTCCATGATTCAAAACAATGACCAAGGCGCAACATCTTTGCCTTATGGTGGTAGCAATGGTCTGCGTGGTCTGAATCAATATGGCGGTGCTAATTCTACCTATACAGGCGGAAAAACCTCTGCGGCTTCGTTTGGAACTAGCGGCACGGGTTCTACATCAGGTCTGCATAGCATGGCTACTTATGACCAGCTTACATCTAACGTCAATACCGTTGCGGCTTCAAATGTAACTTACAAAGACATTGTAAATTTCATGTTTGCTCTGCCACAACAGTACCGTACTCCTTCTTGTAAGTTTATGGTTAATAGCACATTTATGTCACAGATTCGTGGGCTTGTAGATTCACAAGGCGCACCAATCTTCAATCGTAACAATGGTTTAAGCGTTGATGGCGTTATTGGCACAATGTTAGGTTTTGATGTTGTAGAAAACTCCTACCTTGATTTGCCAAGTCAAACTACTACTGGTACTGCTGGCACAACTAGCTTGTACCCAATGTATTTTGGAGATTTTGATAAGGCATTTACAATCGTAGACCGCCTTAACATGATTATGCGTCGTTATGACCAGACATTGCCCGGCTTTATTACTTTCTACGGTGAGAAGCGTTTGGCAACTTCTGTTGTTGATATTAACGCAATCGTGCGTTACCGTTCGACAGGTACAGCAACCTGATAAAGATGGTGGGGTCAAAAGCCCCACCATTTTTCCTAACTCTATTTGGAATTAAACATGAGCCTAATCCTTGATGCAGTAAAAAAAGCCCTTGTTGAAGGCAAGGCAACAGTAAACCTTAAAGAAGCATCAGCCCTTACTGGTTCAGGGTCAGGGGTTGGTGGTCGTGTTATTTATGATGATGCTTTTGCGGCACTACGCCTTGGCAATCCATTTCGTATGTGCGGTGCAAGAGTAATTACAACTATTGGTTCAGATGAAGCCTTTGTTGTTAATACAGGTAATGCTACTTTATTGCAAAGCGGCACAGATAATCCTTGGGATTACACAATTAAAACTAACCTTGGTAATGAAGCAGTCCAATTTTGGCAACTGCCAGTACGCAATATTAATGCTACTGTTCCTATTCGTACAGCCGTGTTAGAAGATGTAAATTATTTAGAAGAATCTATTGTTGCTGATATTGCATTAGAGTTTGCACAGCAAGAAGCATTATCTATGATGCTCAATGATGACCAAGCAGGTTCTACTACAGTACAAACTGGTGGTACTGCGGGTTTGCGTGGACTTAACTCTTATCCTAATTCAACATCAGCCGCCGCATTTGGTACTAATGGCTCTGCAATTACTAACGGTAGGCATACAGTATTAGCAGTAGCACAAGCGTCTAATAGTGCCGTTTCTTATGATGATTTAGCTAATCTTGATGCCGCATTGCCAGCACAATATAAATTTAAGCCTACTACTTGCTGGATGATGCACCCGACTACTATTAGTCAATTACGCAAGCTAAAAGCATCTACAACAGCTAACAATTTTATTGAAGTTGGCGATGATGATGGCGGCGCAGTAGTTTATATCTTTGGATATCGTGTATGTCCTAACCCATATATGTCTACAACTGCGGCTGGTAATTATCCAGTTTATTTAGCTGAGTGGGACAGGTTTATGACTATTGCTGACCGTGAATTAATGAGCATTCAGCGTTTTGACCAAACGCAAGCAGGTTTTATTACTCTGTTTGCAGAAAAGCGTGTTGTTTCTACTATTCGTGATGTATTTGCTGGTGTTCGTTTAGTTGGTCCTGCATAAGGTACAAAATGCCATACGATAACGCAACTGGTCAAGCAATATACGGCACAAGCAGAAATCCTTTTAATTATGAAAAGGTTGAGCAGACTAATCGTGATATTACGACTGCTTGGCTAACTCTTGATGAAATTACAAATCAATTAAATTTATTTCAAGACGAAAGCCAAGATGCATATTTAGAAGGTCTTGAATTAGCTACTAGAATGGCTATTGAAGATTATTTAGGTATGACAATATTTTCAATTAGCTATAAAGTTTATTACGGCTCTACTCCAGCTACAGGCACACAAGTGACTTTAGATTTGCCTGAAATATCACAAGATTTTCAAAGCCAAGCGGGTGTTGTTATTAATAGCGTTGGATATTGGAATGGCAATACGCCGCCTGTATTTGTAACTTTATCTAATACACAATATTTTTATGACCCGACAGGCAATAAAGTTATTTGTAATGGCATACCAAGCGAAGTTAATAATATTATGACCAATCCTATTGTTGTGACTTATACAACAAGGGCAAATCCTATAGCGCAATATCCAGTAATTAAACAAGCTGGTTTACTTTTATTGACTCATTTATACAACAATCGTAGTAATACTACTGCTGGCAGTCTTTCTGAAATACCATTTGGAGTTGCACAATTACTCCGACCATATAAGCCTTTGGTGCTGTAATGGGAATAGCTCGTTACGAAAATGTAACAGTAAACAATGTAGCTATTACAGTAGATGTGTATGGCGAACAAGACACAACTATTACACCTTGGTTTAATACACGGGCTATTGTTGCTGATGTTTCTAATAGTGTTCGTATATCAGAAAAATATAGGGTTTATGCTGATTTAGTAAATTTAACATTTAACTACACGCCTAATCAAAAGCAGATTGTAGATAATCAGGAAAATTATAGTATTACATGGCGTGGCAATGATTGGCGCATTACAGATGTTCGTGAGTCTAACGATAGAATGAATGTTACTTTGCTTTGCTATAGAAATGACCCAAATTCACAAGTATGACAACACAACAAAATCCTGCAATATACGCACAAGCCATACAGTATCAACTGGAGTCTATACTTGACCCTATACCAGTATTTGTCAATTTCAATCGTAATTGGAATAAAACGCAGACTAAATTTGTAACATGGCAATTAAGAAATGTGCATCAGCCCGTGTATACAGGCACTACACAGAGCAATAAAGGTATAGATACCCCAGTATTTCAAGTTTCTGTATTTGCTGTTACTGTAGATGAGGCTTTCAATATTTCAAATACGATATTACAATCATTGCATGGCTACTCAGGGATATTGGGTAATCCAGCAACAACAGGGTTTTATATATCTAAAGCAGATGTAGTTTGGTTATTTAACTCATATGATAATGAAATTGGAATGCAACAAATTATTTTGGATTGCACTCTTTATGTACCATCTTAACAAGATAATATTTACTAACTTTATTTTTAAAGAGGTTTAAAAATGGCACTACCAAATAGAATACTTCCGGGTTTTTCAGCCGCATTGTATATGCAACCTTCTGCAAGCCCAACTCCTTTAGCAACTTCAGCTTTATCAACTGTTGCTTCTGTAGCCGCTATTGCTGTTGTAGGCAATTTAGTACCAGTAGAAGAAATTCCAGCATTTGGTCAAGATGATGCTGTAGCTTCTTTCGGTGTAGCTGGTAGCCGTCAATCGGATAAAATTCCTACGCAAGCCGCACCTACATCTATGACAATTACTGCCGCTTGGAATCCAAGTGATGCTAATTTGTTGTTAATTCGTGGCGATGCTTATAGCGGAACTGTAGACCGTACTTTTGTTATCTCTGCTACTGATGGCGCAAACATTGTTTATTACGCATTTAATGGTCGTGTAGGTCAATTTAATATTGATGCTAACCCAACGGCTGAAGCTAAATGTATGTTTACAATTCATCCCCGTGGAAATCAGTACGGCTGGTCTAATAACGCATAAGGATTATTATGAAAATCCAATTTGCTAATGGCAAGGTGTATGATGGCGTAGATATTGATGAGGCTATTGCAAAATGCCTTGCCGATGGAAACGACCCATTTAATCCAGTAGTATTACAAGAAACTACACAAGATAAAAAGACTACAAAAAATGCAGATACAGTCTAACAATGATTTGTTAAGTTATCTAATTAGCCAAGCCAATTCAGGAACAAAGAATTGGTTTGGCTTTCAACAACAGCGCATTGCAGGTATTGATGCGGTATATAAAATTGCCGCTAATCATGCCGATAAAATGACTCCTGAAGAAATTACAGAATATGTAGCAAAGCTAAATAATTGCATCTATGACAAATTTATAAAGATGTAAGTATGAGCAAGATTGTCAGCGTACAGTTTACTGGCGTACAAGAATTAGAAGAATTAATGACGGAGATGCAAGATGATTTTGGCATTAAAGACCAAAAAAAAATATTGACTGCCGCAGTCAGAAAATCAATGGCTCCCGTATTAAGTAAGGCTAGACAGCTTGCCCCAGTAGATACAGGCGCATTAAGGGCTAGTCTTAGAATAGAAGCTAGAAAGCCTTCTCGTAAAGACAAAAAATCAATATATGTAAATCCTAATGATGTTGTAATAGGTACAGTCACAACAGCATCAGGCAAGCAGTTAGCTAAGAAAAAATTTACTAATGTAAAAACAGGGCAGAAGCAGGTCGGAATAGAAAGTGATGGTAGGGCTATAGCTACTGAGTTTGGTACTGCCAAAATAGCCGCAAAGCCCTATATGCGCCCTTCTTTAGAATCAAGCACTACCGCAGTATTATCAGAATTAGGCGATAACCTAAGAGCGCAGTTAATAAAATACAAATCAAGGAAAATATAATATATGACACAACTAGCACAAGCCTTTGGCGCAAATTTTAATAAAGACAATGTACGCATTCGTTCATTTGAGTTTGGCGGTCATACTTTTAAAGTAAAAGTGCCGCTTACAAGTGAATATGAAGCATTGCTAGAACTAGCAAACAAAGTAGATAATGAAAAAGTAGATAAGTATTATGCTGAAATTACAAAAGAGTTTGTAAAAAACAAAGACAAAATTACGCCTGACATGGGCGTTGTATTTGAAAAAGATGATGTCATTGTTAAAGACAAATCAATGCGTGAGGCGGCAAAAAATAAAAATATTACAGAAAATCGTATTGTGGCTATGATAAGCCTGTTAGTGCCTGAAGAAAAAGATTTTGATATGTCTACAGTCACTTATGCAATGGTAGAAGAATTGTTCCCATTCTCAGTACAGCTAGAATTAATTGATTTAATTTCTAATACTATTGCCCCAAATTACAAAGACCAAAAGGGAAAGTAATTAGGTCAGTCCGTAGGCAAGTAAAAGCGTATCTGACGGCACACGGTACTGACCCAAACGAAGTTGATGAAGAAACATTTACTGATATATGCATTATGTATAACGATGGGCTAATTGGTAATTTTGGAGTGCTACAAGTATTAGGAACATTGACGGCTGGACAATTTAATAGTCTATTGCCTAAAGGTAAACAACCATATAAACTACGAGATATTATCCCAACGCAGTACGATTACTTGTACCCGCCATTAACAGAACAAGACAAGAAAGCAAGAGCGAGCGAAAATTTATTAAATTTTATTAAGACAAAACCTGATGCGCCTAAGCAACTATTTGAGGATAAATAATAATGGCACAAAACCTTGCTAGATTAGGCGTTGTATTAGGAATTGATACTGCTCAATTTACGACTGGCTTACAAAGAGCAAAAAAATCATTAAGTGAAATAGGCGACTTTGCTGTTAAAGCAGGCGCAGTTGCAGGGGCGGCTTTTGCCGCAATGACTTATAAAGCCATGCAATTTTCTGATGAGATGTCAGATTTGGCTGATGCTACAGGGGTAAGCATTGCTAAAGTATTACAGCTATCTAATGCTACGCAACGAGCAGGCGGCAATTTTGAAGATGGTAGTAAAGCCCTAACTAAATTTGTACAAAACATTGATGCCGCCGTAGGTGGTAGCGATGAGATGCGTAAAAGTTTTGAGAAAGCTGGCGTATCTATAAGTGATTTATCTAATTTATCTATTGAGCAGTTATTAGATAAAACAAGTAAAGGCATTGCTGTAATAGGCGACAAAGCTACGCAAACAGGCGCAAAAATGGATTTGTTTGGCAAGGCTTTTCGTAAAACAGATATGGAAATATTTAATCAATATATCCAACAAGGCACAGCAGAATTTGAAAAGTATGAAGAAGCAATAAAAATAGCCGCAGACCTTACTGACAAATTTGAACAAATAGCAAATAAATTAGGATTAACTTTTATTGAAAAAGTAATGCCTTCTATGAATTTGTTTTTTGAAACAATAGCAAAAGAAGGTACAAATGCATTTGCGGCATATAACGCATTACTAGATGCAACAGCATATGTATTACGACAAATAGCAGTAGTAACAGAAGGCGTAAGCGCAGGATTTCGTACATTATATGTAAGCGCACAAGCATTATTTGGGTCAATATCCCAAGATGATGCTTGGAAACAAATGGTAAATATAGAAAATAGTCTTAAAAAAACTATTAATGCTGTAAAAGAATATGAAAAAGAAAAGAAAAAAATAGAAAAACCTGCAACAGATACTCCTGCAAAAAGAAAAATTGAGTTAAGTGCAGAAGATAAAAAAGCGGCGGCAGAAAAACAAAAACAAGATGAAATGCTTAGAGTTGCAAAATTAATTAGCGATGAATTTGATAGACAACAAGCGTATTCATTACAGCAATTAAAAGTAAAAAATCAAATGCTTGCAATGACTCAAGATGAAAGACGGGTGCAAGAAGCTATAAATCAAGTGACTAATGAAACTAGTCGCATGATAGATGAAATTACTAAGAAAAAAGAAAATGCGGCAGGTCGTGGCGGCAGTCCTGAAGTAATAGCTGAGTATGATAAACAAATTGCAAAAGTGCGTGAGCTAGAAGGCGTGTATGTTGCAATGGCTCGCAATGTTGAAGAAACATCTATTGCTACACAAAGAACTTTTGCTTATGGTTGGGATGTAGCATTTAATCAGTTTGCAGAAAACGCTTACAACTACGCTACTATGGCGCAAGAAGTATTTTCTACATTAACTAGCAACATGACTGATGCTATTAATACTTTTGTAGAAACAGGTAAATTTTCGTTTAGTAATTTTGCAGAAAGCGTTATTAAAGACCTTATTAAAATACAGTTGCGTATGCAAATGATGCAGTTGTTTAGCATGGGCATGAAAGCGTTTGGCGGCTTTGGTGGCGGCGGTGGTCCAGTATTATTAGCTGGCGGTTCATTTGCTGACGGTGGAGAACCGCCAGTAGGAGTTCCTAGTCTTGTAGGTGAGCGTGGTCCTGAATTGTTTGTGCCAAGTCGTGCTGGTACTATCATTCCTAATCACCAGTTAGGTGCGGCATTAGGCGGTGGCGGCACAACTATTAATGGTCCATACATTGCAAGTATGAATGCTATTGATACTCAATCAGGCATACAGTTTTTGGCTAAAAACAAAATGACAATTTGGAGCATGAATCAATCCGCTAATCGTTCCATTCCAGCAGGAAGATAATTATGAGTTTAAGCCTAATACTAGCTAATAGTGAATCAGTAGGAATAAATGACCAGCGTTTTGTGGGTCAAGTGGTAAGCCGCAACCAGCGCATTAGCACAAGCGAAATATTAACTGTTGTTCCGTTTGCTTTTGAAATGAAGCCTATGAATTATTTGCTTTACAGCAAGAGTAGAGCATTGCTTAATTCATTGCGTATTCCTGATAAATCATTGCAACAATATTTAAATTTTAGCTCTACTGGTTGGATAAATTACATTGCATATCAAGGAGATATGACATCAGGACAGATTGCTACCTGTCAATGGCAGACAAGCTCATTAAATAAAAATTTAGTATTAGGAAATCTACCTTCTATTAGCTCTAGTTTATATATAGTAAAAGCAGGTGATTTTTGTCAAGTAGGATTGTATTCTTATATTGCAACTGCTGATGTATTACGAGGTAGCGGTTCTACAGTAACCATACCAGTTCATCGTAATTTAATTACTACTGTTACAAGCCCTATAAATGCAGTTATTGGGCAATTTGGGACAACTGTAAGCATGGGCGGCTCTACTTATACTGGCATTACTTTTCAAGTAGTATTACGAGATTATCCAACATACACTTTAATTCCCATGACTAATGATTCTTTTATTGAATGGTCAGGTACATTTAAAGCGTTTGAAAGCGTACTATGAACGTAATAACACCTGTAGAAAATACTAATAACATTCGTTACGCAGATTTTGTGCGTGTGACTACGCCTGATGCTACATATCGTTTTGCCACTACTCCTGCACCTATTACAGTACCAGCCGTTGATGCTCAACCTTTTAATGCGGTTAATGTATTAATGAAGGTTGGCGATACGCAAAGGGACATTAAATCGACTGCTAACGAAACCACATTTACATTAGTTGGCATTGATACCGCAATGCTAGGATGGGTGCTAGGTAATCAAATTAAAGGCTCACAAATTGAGGCTTGGAAAGGTTTTTTTGATACGGATGGCGCATTAATTACAACTGGCGGTGCGGGCGGCTTATATCAATTTTTTAATGGTTATATTAATTCGTTTTCTATACAAGAAGAATGGATGGAAGAATTACGGCAGTTTGTAGGCGTAATTAGCGTAGCCGCATCATCTATACAGCTAATACTTAAAAATAGAACGGCTGGAAGATACACTAACGACAACAACTGGCAATTTTTTGCGCCTAATGATACAAGCATGAACCGTGTTCCATTTATAACTAATATTAATTACTATTTTGGCAAGGATGCGCCTGCAAACTCATGATAAGACAAGCAACAAAACAAGATAAGCAACAAATAATAAGTATGATGAAATTATTTAGGGCTGAAAGTAATATTGTGCAGTACCAAAGTTTAGATAATGAGCCTTACTGGAATAGGCTTTTAGACACAATATTAGCTGGTGCTGGCATTATATATATTGAAGATGATGTAGGTTTAATTATGGCTGTAATAACTCCTACAGTATGGTGTGATAAAACATTATGTATGCAAGAATTAGCATGGTATGTAATACCTAAAAAGCGTAATACAAGTATTGGTTATAGACTGTTAAAAAAATATGTTGAGCATGGCAATAAATTAAAACAGGAAGGGCGCATAGTAATGTTTGGCATGACAAAAATGGTTACAAGTCCTGATGTTAAATATAGCAAGTTTGGATTTTCCAAATTAGAAGAAAACTGGATTCAATAATGATTAGAATTTGGCTTGCGTTGTTTTTATTAACGCTAACTACATATACTTATGCGGCTGGTTCACTTATTGTGGCGGCTATAGCTGGTTCTGCGTTTGCGGCTACAACGGCAGGCATAATATTAGCAACGGCAATTAATTTAATTGTTTCAACTATTGTATCTAAAGCCTTTGCAAATAATCCTTCTTTTGATGATGGCACATCAGGACAAAGCCCAAATCCTGGAAATCGTCAGCAAGTGCCACCTGCTACAGACAATAAACTACCAGTTGTTTACGGTAGTGCATTTGTTGGCGGCACTATTACAGACTTATCTATTAGTAGCAATAATCAAGAGTTGTATTATGTGTTGTCTATATGCGAAGTTACAAACACTAACGCAGGGCAGACAGCAGATACTATTACTTTTGGCGATGTTTACTATGGCGGCAAAAAAGTAATATTTGCAGATTCTACAAGTCCTAATGTAACTGGCTTGCTTGATGAATCAACAGGCGTTACTGATACGACTGTAGCTGGCAAGATACAAATATTTATGTATAACAACGGCTCTAATACTCCTGTCCGTGGCACACAAACTGCAATAGAAGTAATGCAAACAAGTGGTCTTGTATATACATGGGATGCAACAAAATTAATGACTAATTGTGCATTTGCAATATTGCATTTGTCTTATAGTCAATCCGCAAATATTCGTGGCATTGAAACTACTAAATTTCAGGTGACAAATAGTCGCACAAATACAGGTGATTGTTTTAATGATTATTTAATTAATACTAGATATGGATGCGCTATTAATTCAAATCAAATTGATGTTACAAGTCTTAATGCTTTAACAAACTATTCTAATGGTTCTTTTGCTTATATTAATTCAGACGGAATTCCATCAACACAAGCAAGATTTAAATTTAATGGGACTTTAGATACAAATCGTACAGTAATGCAAAACTTGCAAGATATGGCAAGCTGTTGTGATTGTTTAATTAAATACAATGAAATTACAGCGCAATGGGGCGTAATAGTACAAAACCCGTCATATGTATCCGTTATGGACATTAACGATAGCAATATGATTTCTGCTATACAAATTACTCCTTTAGATATTGCATCTTCATACAATGTAATAGAAGTTAAATTTCCTGATTTAAGTAATCAAGATGCATTTAATTCTGTTACTTTTGATTTAGCCGCTATTGAGCCTAATTTGTTATATCCAAATGAACCGGTTAATAAAATGTCTATTAGTTTGCCATTAACTAATAATAGTGTTACAGCTCAATACATTGCTAATAGAATGTTAAAAGGCGGAAGGGAAGATTTACAGGTACAAGTATCAGTAAATTTTGTAGGAGTACAGCTTGATGCTGGCGACATTGTTACCCTTACAAACGCTAATTATGGTTGGGTTGCTAAACCATTTCGCATTAATAAAGTAGTGCAACAATTTAATGATGATGGCTCAATATCCGTACAGCTTAATATGTCTGAATACAATGCAAGCGTATATGATGATGTAAGTATTACAGAATTTCAGCCAGCGCCTAATACTGGTATTAGTGACCCAACATTTTTTGGTATTCCTGTTGCT